TTCTCACACGAACAAGACAATGCACCAGAGGGTGACATTGATGATGGAATTTGGGTTACAGAATGTTACATGCGTGTAGACTTTGATAATGATGGCATTGCTGAACTAAGAAAAGTAACGAAGGTTGGAGATGAACTTTTAGATAATGAGGCTGTGGATAGTGTTCCCTTCTCCTCCCTTACACCTATACCAATGCCTCATAAGTTTTACGGTCTGAGTATATACGACTTAATCTCTGACCTTCAACTCATTAAGACTACACTAATGCGTAACTTGTTAGACAATATGTATCTAACAAATAATGGGCGATATGAAGTAGTCGAAGGACAAGCTAATTTAGATGACCTAATGACTTCTAGACCGGGTGGTATTGTACGAGTGCGTACACCGGGTGCTGTTAACCCACTGGGAACACCACAACTAGATGCTAACTCATTCAACATGCTAGGATACTTAGATAGTATTAGAGAAGAAAGAACAGGAGTTAGTAAACAATCAATGGGTTTATCTGAAGGTGCGTTAAAGTCACATCAAACTGCTACAGGTGTCGGTCAAGTTATGACTGCTGCACAGCAAAAGATTGAATTAATAGCTAGAGTATTTGCTGAAACAGGAATGAAAGACCTAGCAAACTCTGTCTATATGTTAGTACAGAAATACGAAAAGCCTGAGAAATTAGTTAGATTAAATAACAAATGGACTACACTATACCCACACGAGTGGAAAGAAAAAGTAGATTGTGTAGCACAAGTAGGTCTAGGGTTTGGTAACAAAGATATGAACCTGATGCACTTAGGTAGGTTGTCGCAAACAATACAGATGATTGCACAACACCCAGCAGCAGGCATGTTACTTAAACCAAAGCATGTATATAATCTAGTAGCCGAGCAAATAAAAGCTATGGGTATGAAGAATGTAGATGATTTTATACAAGACCCGGGTGAAGCAGATGTACCACAACAACAAGGACCTAGTCCAGAAGAGCAAGCTAAGCAAATGGAAGCACAGCTTAAAGCTGAAGAAATAAAAGTCAAACTACAAAAAATACAGCAAGAGTCTGCACTAAGACAACAAGAAATGCAAATAGATGCTGAAATAGCACAGCAAAATCTTGAACTAAAAGCACAAGAAGCTAAAGTAGAAATGCAAATTAAAGCACAAGAACTTGAAATTAAAAAAGCAGAGCTTGCACTTAAACAACAAGAACTTGTATTAGAGAGAGAACAAGAACGAGCTGTTAAAATAGGAGACTAAATGGGGAACAAGGGAGAAGAATTAGCAAGGGCAGACCAAGCTAAACAGATTTTAGAACATCCTCTTTATATAGAGGCTCTATCTACAGTCAAGGAAGCATTAATACAATACTTACTTGATACTAAAGTTGCCGAGGAAGTAGAAAGAGATAGGTTATACATAACAATCAAGGCACTGGAGTTAGTTAATCAACATATAACTTCTGTACTTGAAACAGGCAAACTTGCTGAAAGGGAGCAAGAAAAATTTTTAACACAATAGAGGAGAAAGACCGATGGATTCTGTAGAGAACACCCAAGAAGGTAGATTTGAAAGAACACAAGCAGGTTCAGCAGAAGAAGCTGCAAACCAAATCCTAAGTATGTGGGACTCAGAAGAGCAAACCGCAAACGAGGAAACCGAAGCCACTGTTGACGAGGAAGTGGTAGAGGACACAGAGGAAGCTAAGAGGTAGAAGAAAAAGCCCCCGAAGAAGAGGGACAAGCTGAAGAAGAAACCGAGGAAGAGGTAGACGAAGAAGAAGCTGAAGAAGAAACTGAAATAGTAGCCGAAGAAGATTTAAAGTATACCATTAAGGTAGACGGAGAAGAATTTGAGGTTGGTATTGATGAGCTTAAGAACGGATACCAAAGGCAAGCTGACTATACTCGTAAGTCTCAGGCACTAGCCGAGCAGCGTAAGGAGACGGAACAAATCCAGTCCGAGCGTATGCAACTAGAGCAAGAGAGGCAAATGTACGCAAATGGCCTACAAATGTTGCAAGAGCAACAGGCAGCCAAACTGAAAGACTTTGATAGTGTTGATTGGGAAGCATTAAAAGCAGAAGACCCTTATCAATACATGATAAAGAAAGATGAGTACAGAGATGCACAGGAAAGAGTTAATAATATAGTAGCTGAACAACAAGCTGTTCAACAAGAACAAGCTAGACAGGCTCAACAAGCAAGAGCACATTTTGTTCAACAAGAATATACTAGATTAATTAATGCTTTACCTGAGTGGGGTGATAATAAATCTACTATAAGAAAAGACATACAAGAGTATGCTTCTTCAGTAGGATTTAGGCCTGAAGAGATTAACCAGTTAGCAGACCACCGTAGTATTCTTGTTATTAAGAAAGCTATGGAATACGATAAACTAACAACAAAGGTTGCTCCTAAAAAGAAGGCAGTCAAAAAAGTACCCAAAGTACAAAAGTCTGGAAGAGGAAATTCAAAGGAAGATGTAGCTGCTGAAAAAGCCAAAGAAAAGCGTGCTCGGTTAAAGAAGTCAGGTAAACAAGATGATGCCGCTTCTTTATTTTATGATATGCTTTAATATGGAGAAATGAAATGCCTACGCAATTCAAAACTTATGATGCAACAGCAATCCGTGAGGATTTGTCTGATGTAATCTACGACATCTCTCCTACTGATACTCCCTTCCTATCGAGTATTGCAGGTAAAGGCTCAGTTGCTAACACTTACTTTGAGTGGCAAACTGATGCATTAGCTGCTGCTTCTGGAACTAACTATCATGTGGAGGGTGCAGCTGCTGGTACTGCTGCAACAACTGCTACTACTCGTTTGGGTAACTACACTCAAATCAGTAAGAAAGTTGTTGAAGTTACTGGTACGCACGAAACTGTAAACAACGCTGGTAAAAAATCTGAGATGGCTCACCAACTCGCTAAAGCTTCTAAGGAGCTTAAGCGTGACATGGAGACTTCACTTCTAGCTGACAACGCTGCTGCTGCGGGTGACGCATCTACAGCTCGTGAGACTCGTGGTGCTGCTAACTGGATTACAACTAACGTAACTGATGCTGGTACTTCTGGTACTAACGCTGCGGTTGTTGAGGACGACATCATTGCAGTAGCTGAAGCTACTTGGAATGCTGGTGGAGAGCCTTCAACTATGCTACTTGGTGCTACTAACAAGAAGTTAGTAACAGCTATGTCAGGTCGTGCTGATGCAGTACGTTCAGTATCAGATGACAATATGTCAATCTACAATGCAGTAGATGTATATGTATCGGACTTTGGTACATTCAACATTCACTTGGATAGATACTGCGACCAAGACGTTATATACTTCTTAGACCACGACATGTGGTCAGTTGATTACCTTCGTGATTTCCAAACTGTGGACATTGCTAAAGAAGGTGACTCAGACAAGAAGATGCTTCTAGTTGAGTACGGTCTACGTTGTGGCAACGAAGCTGCTAACGGTAAGATTAGATACACTACTGGTTAATATAACCAACTACCACCCTAGGCAACTGGGGTGGTTTACATTATGGCAATTGATACAAAAATCATAACGAATTTAGACGGAAGCCTTACAGTAGCAAGTAAGCAAGATGATAAGGCAGTCAAGAAAGTAGCTGACTTTAATAAACAAGATAAGTTCAGTGCTGGTACAAGAAACAAATACAAGGGTGACTCACAGTTTTCACACCGAGTAGCAAGAATACCTCTGATTGTAGTAGAAAAAATGATGAGGGAAGGTGTGTGGGGAAACCAAGAAAAAATGAAAGAGTGGTTAAACCACCCAGACAACGCTCCTTGGAGAACTACTAAAGGAAAAGTATAATGGCATTAGGTACATATACAGAATTAAAAGATGCAATAGCAGACTGGTTAGATAGGTCAGACTTGACTTCAAGAATACCAGACTTTATTGCACTAGCAGAAGCTAGAATAACTCGGGAGCTACGCATTCGCCCTATGGAAGTAAGAAGTACAATGGTAACTACAGCAGACCAACAGTATTTTCAACTGCCGGGTGGTTACATTCAAATGCGTAACATACAACTAAACACAAACCCAACCACACCTCTTGAGTATATTACACCAGAGATGCTAGATAGATTATATGGCAGTACCACAACGGGTAAGCCAAGAGCCTATACTTTGATTGGAGACGAGATTCAGCTAGCACCTATACCTGACTCAGCCTACCAAGTAGAAATGGCTTTCTACGAGAAATTTACTCCATTAGGAGATGGTTCTGCTGGTACTGTAACAAGCAACTGGCTAACTGCAAATGCACCAGACGTTTTACTGTACGGTGCTCTTATGGAAGCAGAGCCTTTTATAAAGAACGATGAACGCATACCTGTGTGGCTAAATGGATATAGCAATGCAATAAACAAATTACAACAGCAAGACCAAAGGGATAGACACTCTGGTTCTGCAATGAGAGTAAGAAATATATACTCTGGTGTTGAGGGTAGAAACTAATGGCTTCTAGCACTTGGGCAGCAGATACGTCAACTTGGTCTAGCAATTCCTACATATGGGATAACAGCACATACCAAGTAACAGCTAATATGACACAGACTATATTATCTAAGAGTGGTCTGGAAGATACAATATTCCCTAGGTCTTTGTCTATGGGCGGTAACTATGGAATGTCTGGCACAACAGCACACGTTATGCCATCAACAGCTACACTAGAAGGTACTAGTGCAGTAACAAACAGTCAGACAGCACAGCTTCCAGTCAGTGGAACTCTGGCAGGAACAAGCAATATAAAGAACAACGTAAACTTTGAAGAGAGTGGCACTATGGGTATGACAGGTTCTGCCTCAAGTAACAACACCTTCTTATGGAACGATGTAGCGGAAGACACGGATACACTTTGGACAAAGATAAGTGACCCAGATGAATAATAACAGGAGTAAATAATGGCATTAGAAAATGTAAACATAGGGCTTGCTAACTATTGGAAAGTTACTTGTCTTGACAAAGACGGAAACGTCAAATGGGAAGAGAATAAGAAAAACCTAATTACTACAGTAGGTTTAAACCATATTCTTGACACACAGTTCCACGCAACAACTCAAGTAACTACTTGGTACATAGGTCTTAAAGGAGCTGGCACCCCAGTTGCTGCTGACACTATGGCCTCGCATTCTAGTTGGGCAGAGATAATAGATTACTCTGGCAATAGAAAAGAATGGACTGAGGGAGCTGCTTCTTCTGGAAGTATGACTAACGCATCAAGTGTGGACTTCTCAATTACAGGCACAGCTACAATTGCTGGTGCATTTTTAAACACAGCAGCGACAGGAACAGCAGGTACACTATACGGTGTAGTTGACTTTAGTTCTTCAAGAGCAGTAATCTCTGGTGACACACTACAGGTAACGGTAACAGTAACAGCTGCTTCAGCATAAAGGAGTAGAGAATGGCTTTAGAGGATTTAACAGGTACTAAGTACATAGATGACCTCGTAGCGACTAACCCAGCAGCAGGCGATAATGTCTCTGAGGGTGATGACCATATACGAGGAATCAAGAATGTACTAAAGACTACATTCCCCAGCATTGATGGTGCAATAACTGCAACAGATACTGAGCTTAACTATGTAGATGGTGTTACCTCTGCTATTCAAACTCAGATAGATACTAAGGCAGCAACTACTGCGGTAGTAACTAAGACATCAGCCACAGGGTCAGGTGCTTTGCCAGCTGGAACAACAGCACAAAGAGATGGCTCACCTTCTGCTGGTTACATTAGATTTAATACAACAGATACGAGTGCTGAGATTTACGATGGTTCAGCTTGGACAGCAGTAGGCGGTGGTAACACTACAGACAAAGGTCTTTACGAACACGCTCACACCATATCAGCTAACTATAGCATAACGAGTGGCAACAACGCTATGACTGCTGGTCCGATTACAATCAACTCAGGAATTTCAGTTACGATTCCAACGGGTTCAACTTGGGTGATAGCATAATGGCAAAAGTTAAAATACAAGGTAACGCATCAGGCACAGGGGTATTAACTGTAACTGCTCCTAATACGAGTACAGACAGAACGATTACACTACCTGATGAGGATGTAACACTAGGAGCAGCAACACCAAGCATTGATGATAACGGTGATGCTACTGCTATTACAATTGATAGTAGTGAGAATGTATTAGTAGGTAAAACTACTTCAGATACAGGAAATTCACTTGGTTTTGAAGCTAGGCAAAACGGTTTAGTTAATATAGGTAGAGATGGTGGAGAGCCATTATTGTTAAATCGTAATACCTCAGAAGGCGATATAGTAGCTTTCCGCAAAGATGGTACGACTAAGGGTAGTATTGGTGTAACTTCATCAGGTGCATATATTACTTTAGGCGGAACAGGAGCAGCCAATACTTTAGACGATTATGAGGAAGGCACTTACACAGGAACATTAACTCCAGCATCAGGCTCATTAGCTTTATATAGTGGACACGATACTTTGTCTTATACAAAAATAGGAAGAATGGTTCACGTTCAAGGAAAATTAACTGTTCAGACAAATAGTAGTGCTACAGGTGCAACAAATATGAATTTACCATTTACAGTCGGTAGTTTTACTGACTCAGCAGATAGACCGGGTTGTGTAACATATGGCTATTTTAATGCTGGTGGGTTGAACGGAAGTTATACAGTTTTATGGGAATGGACTGCTAATACTAATCAAGTTAGAGTTTATGTAAAAAACTCTGTTAGTGGTGCTGTTAATGTTAGTGATTATAGTGGAACAGGAGCAGATGTTTTTGTAAACATTATGTATGAAGTTGATTAATTATTTTAAGTGGATTCTTAGAACAGACATTTAATAACAGGAGAATGCAATGGCATTAACAAAAGAAGTAGTAGTAGACAAGATTGAAGTATTAGAAATGGGGCAAGTGCAAGTACGCACAGCAACAAGAATTAAAGAAGATGGAACAGTATTGTCATCATCATTTAGTAGACACGTTCTACCACCTAAAACTCAAACAGGTGAAACTTGGGGTGACACAGACATTAGCGGTGAAGATGCTAGAGTACAGGCAGTAGCTAATGCAACTTGGACTGACTCAGTAAAGACAGCCTATCAAGAGATGGTAGACGCACAAGCATTATAGGAGTAACGTAGATGGCAATAACAATTAGTGGCGGTGGAATCACAACCAACGAAATACTAGACAACACAATTACTGCTAGTGACATTAACTCAGCAGTGGAGTTAGGTGGCCCAAGTCTAGGTACTTCGAGTGTGATTAGAACCAATGCCCAAACAATAAGCGAGAACATAACCATTCCTAGTTCATCTAATGGAATGTCAGCTGGGCCTATAACAATTGCTGATGGGTACACAGTAACTGTCAACGGAAACTGGAGTGTGGTATGAGTACATTAGAAGTTAAAGCAATACAAGCACCTAGTGGTTTTGATTTGCAAATGCCAGCTGGAGCAATTATACAAACTGTGCAAACAAGCACAACAACTAAAACTCAAACATCAACTAATGGTTCTTGGATTTCAGTAGAACCTTCAGCAACTATTACTCCCAAATTTGCATCAAGCAAAATACTTATTATTCATTCAGCTGGAGGATGTGCTAGTGCTGGTTCTTCTTATGGATTAAGAATTATGAGGGATAGTACAGAAATAAGAGTTAGGGCTAGACACGGATATGGTGGTGATTCAGCTTTAACATCAGTAAATTTTGACACTACTTATTTAGATTCACCTAATACTACTTCAGCAGTTACTTATTCTTTTGATGTATATATTTCAGCTTCAGGAGGAAGTCTTAGACATAATGACAATGCTGGTCATTTAACAGATATTAATAGTGCAACTACAATTCTTATGGAGGTAGCTGGGTAATGGCATCAAAAATTAAAGTAGACCAATTAGAAACCGCAGATGGTTCAGGAACTATAGTCTTACAGAATCAGCTATCGGGAATGACAACAGCTAGTCTACCAGCATTAGGCTCTGCACAAATGCCTACGGGTAGTGTGTTGCAAGTAGTTACAGGAGAATTAACATCTCACGTTCAGATGGCAACACAATCTTGGCAAGATACAGGATTAAGTGGAACTATAACACCTTCTTCTACATCAAGTAAGATTCTTATAACAGTTTCTTTTGGTAAAGCACAAACAACTCAATCTAATGGAGACCATACTTATTCAATGAGATTACTTAGAAATTCATCTGATTCTGATTTAAACGGTGTTGCAGATGGCAGTAGACCTAGAGCGTTGTTTTCACAAGGTGGACATTCATACAACGCAAGTCACAGTATGGGTGGTTTTAGCATTACAGGATTAGATGCTCCAGCAACAACTTCAGCAATTACATACAAGGTACAGGCTTGGCCACAGTCCTCAAGCTATCCACTTATTATTAACGGAACTTTTAATAATAGCGATAGTCCTCAAACATATCTTTCACGAACAAAAGCAATTATAACAATGATGGAAATAGCGGGATGATTTTTAATTTAATTTTAACAGGAGTAAGAAATGGCAAATGAGATGACAACAGCCGATGCCCTTCAATCTTTAAAGCCAAACGCTG